TGCTCGTGGGTGACGGTCTGTGTGGAGCCGTCGTGCCGCAGGGTCACCTGGTAGTCGAGGAGCGTCCTGTTGCCCCCGCAGTTGCAGCCCATGTCACGCCTCCATGTTCGTCGTTGCTGCAGCCCACGCCCACCGGGCACGCGCCTGCTCGGCCTCGTCCACTGCCCTGTCGCCGAACGCGTCCCGCGTCGGGTAGGCCCCCGGCTCAGGCGTGATGCCGAACGAGCCGATCAGGGCCCGCTGCGCACCCGACGCAAAGTGCACCCGGCGAACGGGGAAGCCCGGCGTGTTCACCGAACACACGCCGATCAGCTCCAGGCTGCCGCCCACCCGCCGCCAGTCACCCGACACCGGCGACGACCGGAACACGTCCAACGCCTCCGGCGTGGCGCCGGGGAGCAGCCAGCCGGCCACCCAGATCCCGTGCTCGTCCTCGCCTGCCACCACGCGGGCGACGGCCGCGCTGGGGTCGTCGTAGTGCTCCTGCGCGGCCCGGAAGGCGAGCTGGGCGTCCGCGTGTCGCGGCCCGGCTACGAGCGTTCCTACAGGCAGCGTGACGCCGTCTGCGGTGCGCTGCTCGGCGACGTGAAAGTACGTGTAGCCGGTGGGCGACGACGGCGGGGTAACGCATCCAGGGAGACCGACGTGGCAGGTGTCCCAACCAGCGATGTGCCCGAAGACCCGGCCCGTGTCGGTGACGGTGAGGGGGGTGAGTCGGTCGACGTCCGGCCGCTGGAACCAGTCGGCAGGCGGAAGCGCTTCTGGGCGCGCGGAAGCGTAGAGCCAGTCCTCGACGGGCACGTCCTGGAGCTCGGTCATATCCGGCATGGGCTCGGCCGGTTCCGGGTCGAGGGTGAGGGACACCTCGGCGAACGCAGGGATGCTGACCAGAGTGGCGCCGGACACCCGCCACCGGGTGATGATCAGCCGTTCCTCGGCGTCCATCACGTACTCGATGTCGTCGAGGTCCACCGAAGGGCCGACCACGCCCGCTTCCAGCTGCTCGGTGACCGAGTAGGGGATGTCCTCCAGCATGCTGCCGGTAGCAGTCACCATGCCGTCTGCGATCCGCAGCGTCTCGATCCGGCCCACCACGCGGCTGCCGCCGTGGCCGTCATCGGACAGCTCCTGCCACATCAACGGCAGCGGCAGGTCCCGCGAGGAGCCTCCCGCAGGGTCGATGATGCGGCCGTCACCGGTGGGCACACCCAGCCGGGCCAGCACCGCACTCCAAGTTCTGCTCACGGGTCTTGCCTCTCTGTCCAGTCGATCTCTTCGCCCAGCACCACCGGGAACAGGGAGCACCGGCAGTTGATGACCTCGTTTGCTGGGCCCGTCGGGTCGCCGGGGTAGAGGAGCTGCGCCCCGCCGACCCGGAAGGGTTCCCGGAGCAGGGTGCGTTGCTTGTCCGCCTCCCTGTGCGTCGGCCGCGTCCTGGGGTCGGCCGTGGCGATCCACTGCTTGAACGGCGCCGGATCCCCGCGCTGCTGCGCGTCCAACTCCGCCGACCGGAACACGCCCGCGTTCACTGCCGCAAGCGTCTCCGTCCGCGCCACCGTCACCGCCCGGTTCGGCCACCGCTCCGACCCCGTAGCCGTCAGCACCACCTCGACCCGCTTCGCGATGTCCGGGATGGACTCCTGCTCACGGATCCCGCGCTCCAGCTCGGCGACGATCAGCCCGTACACCTCGTCGGGCAGGCGCACGAGCCGGTTGCCGGTCTCGTTGAGGTACGTCGACACCCACGGGTCACCCTCCGGCACACCCTGCGTGCGGACCCGGCGCGCAGCCCGGCGCAGGATCCCATCCACCACGGGCATGACCTCGACGTTGACCTGCTCCGTCCAGAACTGCTGATGGTCGGAGACGCGCGCCGGATCCATCGTGTCGCCACGCACCACGGCGGGGCGGACGCGGTCGAGCCAGCGGGTCAGCGACCGGAACCACGTCCGCGCCACCCGCTGCTCGCCCTCGCGGATGAACGCCTCCGCCCGCAACCGCTGGGGTAGCCCGTCATCGGGTGGGATGGTCACCGGTGGACCCCGGTCAGTACCAGGGAGAGACGCTCACGCAGCCGCTCACGGTCGTGAAGCGCACCCTCATTCAGGAGCGCACGGGTGTATTCGGTCAGCATCATGTTGAACAGGCCGGGCGAGACGCCGAACGCGTCAGCCACAGGCTTGACGAACTGGAACGAGCCGTCGAGCAGCTCGTCCCGTCCGGCCGCCGCGATGACCGTGTGCAGTTCGTGCTTCGGGGTGGACGTGAACTGGCCCCGGTTCTCCCGTGTGATCAGCCGGCCGCCCGCGCGCGACAGAGCGTCGAAGATGAGCAGCTCGGCCGCCGCCGTCAGACCATCCGGGACGCCCTCCGGCTCCGGCTCCGTGTCCTGCGTCGCCGGAAGCGCCCGCGGCTCCTCGGCCACCGGCTCCGGCGCCTCCTCGGCCGCCGACGCCTGCGCCGCAGCCAACTCCGGCATCCCCAACGTCTCCGCCACACCAGGCTCACTGAGGATCGCAGGCGACGACGTCACCCACTTCTCCAACAGACGCCGCTCCCGCTCCGCCTCGTCCGGCATCGCGTCCAGCGGGATCCCGTTCTCCGTCAGCATGTACTCGTCGGAGATCAGGACCTTGTCGTACAGCGACTCCAGGGTCTCCCGGTCGTCCGGGCGGGCCACGATGTTCGTGGTGTCCCAGCCGATCTCGAACCGGTCCGCCTGCTCCGCCGTCATCCCCATCGCGACGAGCGCGGGCCGGTACCACTGCTCGGTCAGCGCGTCACCGAGGGCGCGGAGCAGCGGCTCGATGAAGATCTTGTACGTGCTTTCCTCGACCTGCCACGCCGACCAGTGGTTCGACTCGCCCTGCGTGCCGGCCGCAACGTCCCGGGGCATGTCGAGGGTGGCGGCGAGACGGCCGAGGGCCTTGTCGCGAAGGTCGTCGAGGCCCTGGATGAAGTTCGTGGACGAGTCGACGAACGCCAGCGCCGAACCCTCCGCAATCGCACTGCTGGGAGCGTTGAAGGCGATAGGAACGACGGCCGCCGGCGTACCGGGCTGCTGGATGCCGATCTCGGCCACGCTGAGCAGCTCGTCCATGAACGCCATGGCGGTCGTCTCGTGATCGCCCTTCGGGAGGTCGAGTTCGTCGGAGACGAGCCACACGCCGGCAGTGGCCAGGCGGGAGTCGAGCTGTCCGGCCAGAGTCTGGGAACACTTCTCGATCTCGCGGCAAATGGGGAGCGCTGGCCGGATCGCGGAGTCGGCCTGGATGAAGTCGGCGGGGTGCGGGTCCCAGATGCGGAAGAGTCGCGAGCGGTCGTCGAGGGGCACGTCGGTGCCGATCTTCGGGTCCCGGTAGTGCCACTGGGAGGTTGCGCCGGTGCCCTTGGACTTGACCTGCGACGGCGGCAGCACGATCCACTCGTCGGGCTTGCCTGCGCCGCGGGGGCGGACGATCGTCCACGCCTCACCGGGAACCTGCCAGCACAGCGCCAGCACCCGCAGAAGCGTCGCACGCTGCGCCGGGCCACCCAGCACCTGCGCCGCAGCCTTGATGGCCCGTGGGTCGCTCGACGGGCCAGTGGGCTTGCCCGTGGCCGGGTCGAGCTCCGTCGCATGCAGATCGGCCTGCGAGACGGCGTTGGCGATCCACACGAGCGGCGCCCGAAGCTCGCCGATCACGTCGTAGAAGTACCAGCCCTGCTTCTGCCAGTCCGAGTTGGCGTTGAACTTGCGGGCCCGGTCAGCGAGCTTCACGCCAGGTCCGGACATCGGCATGGCGGCTGCGGTGACGGTGCGCAGGGGGAGTTCGGTGTCGGGCTGGTCGAGGACGAGGGGACCGCCCTCCTTGTGCCTGCGGAAGATGGCCATCAGTCCTCGCCCTCCCGGGACGTCAGGAAGCCGGTCACGTACGAGAAGGCGAGCGCGACGGCCGGCACCGCGGCCCACGGCCACCAGCCCGCCCACGCCCCGCCCACGGCCGCGAGCGTGCCCGTGTACACCGACACGCACCAGTCGCAGACGATGAGGTAGGCGATCAGGTGGTCGTCGGGCAGGGCGCGCAGGGCGGCTCGCCGCGGCGCGGCAAGGATGCGGTCGCGGGTGATGAGGCGGGTCACGCGGGCGGTGGCCAGCGCCATCACCACCATCAGAAGCGGATACG